TGATGAGTCAGAGTTTGATTTAGATAAGAACATTATCAAAGGTATCTTTAAGGATTTATATAGACAAGCCTGCGAGGTGGAGTAAATGTTCCTTCTTACTCTTAAAAATAAAAAAGATGATGGTGCTTATGCTGTCGCTGATGATTTTGGTGAGAAAGTTTTATTTTTATTTGAACAAGAGGATGATGCTGTTAGATATGCTATGATGATGCATGATGTTGCTGAGACTGATGAATCTCCTATGGATGTAATAGAGGTTGATGGAGAGCTTGCCATAAGGACGTGTAAGATGTATAATTACAAGTACGCAGTAATTACACCTAATGATTTTGTGATACCTCCGAATGATAACATTTCAAAAAATTAAATGGAAGAATTTTCTTTCTACAGGTAATCAGTGGACGGAGATAGATTTTCAAAAACATAATACTAATCTAGTAGTAGGAACAAATGGTGCTGGAAAATCCACTATGTTGGATGCACTTACGTTTGCTTTATTCAATAAACCCTTTCGTAAGATTAATAAAGGACAGTTAATTAATACTACTAATGAAAGAGATTGTGTGGTAGAGATTGAATTTGAAGTTAATAATCGTGATTATCTTATAAGAAGAGGAATAAAACCAAATATATTTGATATTGAAGTAGATGGTAATCCACTTCATAAAGAAGCAGATGATAGATCTAATCAAAGGATATTAGAAGATAATATTTTAAAAGTAAATTATAAATCATTTACTCAAATTGTAATCTTGGGTAGTAGTACCTTTGTGCCTTTCATGCAATTGAGTGGTGCTAATCGTAGAGATGTGATTGAGGATTTATTAGATATTAGAATATTCTCTGCAATGAATAATCTTATCAAGGATAATATACGTCTTAGAAAAGAGAAGATAAAATCTTTAGATTTGAAGAAAGATAATATTAAAGATAAGATGGGAATGCAGCAAAATTTTATTGAAGAGATTGAGCAAAGAGGAAAGGATGATATAGCAGAAAAGAAGAAAAAGAGTAGAGAACTTGGTGATGATATATGTATTTTAATATCTAAGAATGAACATGCTAGTGATAGAGTATATGGATTAACTGAGGAACAGAAAAAGTTGGAAGGTGCTTCTGAAAAGTTAGTGAAACTTAATAATCTTAAAGGTAAAATTACTCAAAAAGTAGCAACAATAACTAAAGAACATAAGTTTTTCACAGATAATACGGTATGTCCTACATGTACACAGGATATAGAAGAAGAGTTTCGTGTAAATAGAATTGCCGACGTTCAAGATAAAGCAAAGGAGCTCAAGAAGGGTTTTAAAGATCTGGAAGAGACTATAAAGTTAGAAACGGAGAGAGAACGTCACTTCACCCAATTATCTAAGGAGATTACTAAACTCAACCATGACATTTCTCAAAACAATACTCGGATTAGTCTCAGTCAACGACAAATCGGAGAACTTGAAGATGAAGTTCAAACTATTACCGAACGAATTAAGAACAGAAATACTGAACATGAGAAGTTAGCAGAGTTTAAAGAAAACCTCCAAAAAACAATTGAAGACTTAGCAGATAAACGGGAAGAGATTAATCATTACGATTTTGCCTATTCTCTGTTAAGGGATGATGGAGTAAAGACAAAAATAATTAAGAAGTATCTACCATTCATTAATCAACAGGTAAATCGTTACCTTCAGTTGATGGATTTTTATATCAATTTCACATTGGATGAAGAGTTTAATGAAACGGTAAAATCACCGATTCATGAAGATTTCTCATATTCATCATTTAGTGAAGGTGAGAAGATGAGAATTGACTTAGCATTACTCTTTACGTGGAGAGAAGTTGCTAGGGTTAAGAACTCTGTAAATACAAATTTACTAATCATGGATGAAGTGTTTGATAGTTCTCTTGATGGATTTGGTACAGAAGAATTTCTTAAGATTATTAGATATATAATAAAGGGTGCTAACATTTTTGTTATATCCCATAAATCAGACTTGCATGATAAGTTTGAGAATGTAATTACCTTTGATAAAGTAAAAGGTTTTTCACGTATGGTATCTAAAGAAATGGGTAATGATTAATGCCAACATATAAACATCAATTAGGAACAAGTAGAAGATTTCTTCATATACATATACCAAGAACTGCTGGAAGATTTATTCAACAGCAATTATGGAAAAATAAATTTATAGAAGAACAAGCTCATAATAGTTTTTACCATGAAGGTGTTGAAGTAACACATTTTCATCGTGACTTATATCAAAAATATTTAAAATCAGATAGTATACCTCATATATGTGTAATTAGAAATCCTATTGATAGGTTTATATCATCATCAATTTATTTGTATCATCATTATAATCAATGGACATTTAAAGATGATCAATATCCACTTCAAAAAAGAATGGAAGGTGAAGATTTTTTTCAATTTTTAAATCATCTTCCCGAATCTCAAATGGAAAGTTGGTTTAGACCACAATTAGATTTTCTTACTGGAGAGACTAATGTATGGAGATTTGAGGATGGATTTGGTGATGAATTTGGTAATTGGATGGCTGATGTCTTAAAAATTCCTACTTTTCCAATTCATAAAGTGTCATATCCTCGGTTGGAATATATTGATGAAACCATTAAACTAGAACCAACTCCCAAACTTATAAAGAATATACGGGAAAAATATGCTGAAGATTTTGAGATTCTTTATCCTGATATATGAAGATTTTAGTTACTGGACATAAAGGTTTTATTGGTAGTCGTCTGTTTCATGATTTAAGACATGAACAAGGTTATGGTTATTTGGTAGAAGGATTAGATAGTCCAGATGATATTGGTGATTGGGTTGCACCTTCTGGGATGTTTGCAAAGCATTATGATGTGATTATTCATCTTGCTGCATTTGCTGCTCTTAGAGATAGTATAGAGAATCCAGAAAAGTTCTGGGAGAATAATGTAGAGAAGTCAAAACCTATATTCGATTATTGTGGAGAGCATAATGTTAGGTTGCTTTATGCTAGTTCAGCAGGAGCACATGGATGGTGGAATAATCCTTATGCAATGACTAAGAAAGCAAATGAACTTATGGCTCCACCCAATAGTGTTGGTATGAGATTTTTTAATGTCTGGTCGAAGGAAGGTAGTAGATCTGATATGTTGTATAGAATGCTTCAGGAGAATACTGCTAAGTACATCACAAGGCATAAAAGGGATTATATTCATGTGCATGATGTGGTAAGAGCAATTGCATATATAATGCCCAGTGAATATGTTGGAACAATTGATATTGGAACTGGAGAAGCAATTTCGGTTCAAAAACTGGCAGAAGCAATGGGAAGATTAAATTTGCCTGTAAAGGAAAATACGCCAGGAGAACCAGACAGTTTGCAAGCTGACACAACTGCCTTGCGTAAATTGGGATGGTTCCCTACAATAAATATTATGGAACATCTTCAGGGCAATGAATACTCCGAATTGGCAGCATCACTCTAAGAAGGATGCCAAACGAAAACTTAAACCACAGGCACTACGTGCTGCAAGAGAAAGACGCAGACAGTTGATAAAGCGTCTATTGAACCCCTCCAAAAGAGGGGTTTCGTCGTATAATAGGTTCATAAGCAAAGGCACTAATGACAGTCAAGCACGAAATCAAATCACAACTTGCTAAACTTCTTGCAACAGAAGATTTGATGGTAGAGCATAAGAATGTTGAAACAGCACAGTTCAATGTTCACACTCGTGTTTTACAACTTCCAAATTGGAACACAAGTAATCGTGTTTATGATATGCTTGTTGCTCATGAAGTTGGACATGCATTATTCACTCCTGATGTAGATCCTCCTAAGAGTATTCCTCATACCTTTATGAATATTGCAGAGGATGTAAGAATTGAGAAGTTGATGAAGCGTAAGTATATGGGACTTGCCAAAACTTTCTATAGAGGATATAATGAGCTTGCAGATAATGATTTTTTTGAAATAGATGATAAAGATGTTAATCTTCTTAACCTTGCTGATAGGGTTAATTTATATTTCAAGATTGGTTCGTTCGTTAATATCTCTTTTTCACCTACTGAAACTTCGATTGTCAATTTAATTAAAAATGCAGAAACGTTTGAAGAAGCCGTATCCGCAGCAGAAGCGTTATATAATTTCTGCAAGCAGGGAGAAGAAGAACCCGATAAGGAGGAGTCTCAACAGATTCAAGAACTACCTATCGAACAACAATCTTCTCCAAGTGGTGGTTCACATACTGGGGATAGTGACACTGATAGCACTGACGATACTGATTCTCCCATTTCTAACACTGATGGCGATGATACTTTGGAAGGTGGGAACCGTGGTTCTAATACTCCTTCTAGGGGCAACGATAATGTTACTCCTTTAGATTTGGAACCAGAAACTCAAACTGTTAATGCGTTAGATAAAAAATTAAAAGAACTTGCTGAGAATAATGGTTCAGAAAGTGTATATGTTGAAATTCCAAAAGTTAATTTAGATAAAGTAATTGTTGAAAATAAAATTCTTCATCAAAGAATTAGATTAGAATGGGAAGAAACTGATATATCAGAAGGATGTGATATGTTCCCATCTTTTGAACAGGTTGATGAAAAATATAGAGAGTTTAAAAGAAATGCACAGAAAGAAGTTAACTACTTAGTTAAAGAATTTGAGTGTCGTAAATCTGCTGATGCATATGCTAGAGCTACCACTTCTAAGACTGGTGTATTGAATACTTCTATTCTTCATACTTATAAGTTCAATGAAGATTTATTTAAGAAAATAACAGTTATTCCTGATGGTAAGAATCATGGATTAGTATTCATTCTTGATTGGAGTGGTTCTATGCAAACTGTGATAGAAGATACTTTAAAGCAACTTTATAATTTAATATGGTTCTGTAAAAAAGTTAATATTCCATTTGAAGTATATGCATTTACTTTCAATTATCCACTTTGGACAGAGGAAGATGGTGTCCGTCATTCTGTCTATGAAAAGAAAGAAGGTTCTCTTCAAATGGTTGATAATTTCTCATTAATGAAGTTCTTTACAAGTAATGTAAATTCTAAAACTTTAGAGGAGCAAATGATAAACATTTATCGTATTGCATATTCATTTAAAAATTATACTCAATATAGAATTCCACTTGGGTTAGATCTTTCTGGAACTCCATTGAATGAAACCATAATGGCACTTCATCAAATACTTCCAAGATTTAAAGAAGAGAATAAGTTACAAAAAGTTCAGTGTGTAATACTTACTGATGGTGAAGCAGGACAATTAACATATC